ATGCTCACCGTTAAGCAGATTGAAGCAGCAAAGCCGAAAGAAAAACCATACCGCCTACTCGATGGTAATGGCCTGTACCTTTATGTCCCTGTGTCAGGGAAAAAGGTATGGCAGCTTCGCTACAAGATTGACGGTAAGGAAAAAATACTGACCGTAGGAAAATATCCGCTAATGACTTTGCAGGAGGCAAGAGATAAAGCATGGACCGCGAGGAAAGACATCTCGGTTGGCATCGATCCGGTAAAAGCGAAAAAGGCTTCGTCTAACAACAATTCCTTTAGTGCGATTTACAAGGAATGGTACGAGCACAAGAAGCAAGTCTGGTCAGTAGGCTATGCAAACGAACTTGCCAAAATGTTTGATGACGACATTTTACCCATCATCGGCGGTCTTGAGATTCAGGATATTGAGCCGATGCAACTGTTGGAAGTAATCCGCAGATTTGAAGATCGCGGTGCAATGGAGCGAGCCAACAAAGCACGCAGAAGATGCGGCGAGGTTTTCCGTTACGCTATTGTCACTGGTAGGGCTAAATATAACCCGGCACCTGACCTTGCTGACGCCATGAAGGGATACCGCAAGAAGAACTTCCCGTTTCTTCCAGCAGACCAGATCCCGGCATTCAACAAAGCACTGGCAACATTTTCAGGAAGTATCGTATCGCTCATTGCGACCAAAGTTTTACGCTACACAGCCCTAAGAACGAAAGAACTTCGCTCCATGCAATGGAAGAACGTCGATTTTGAAAACAGGATTATCACCATCGACGCCAGTGTGATGAAGGGACGCAAAATTCATGTGGTCCCGATGTCAGACCAGGTGGTTGAACTTCTCACTACGCTAAGCTCAATCACCAAACCAGTCTCAGAGTTTGTTTTTTCCGGGCGCAACGATAAGAAGAAGCCAATCTGCGAGAACGCGGTATTGCTTGTGATCAAACAAATCGGCTATGAAGGCCTGGAAAGCGGTCACGGATTCAGGCATGAATTCAGCACGATTATGAACGAGCACGAATGGCCTGCTGACGCTATTGAAGTGCAGCTGGCACATGCCAACGGCGGATCTGTGCGCGGTATTTACAACCATGCTCAGTATCTCGATAAGCGCAGAGAAATGATGCAGTGGTGGGCGGATTGGCTTGATGGGAAGGTGTGAGGCATTAGCGCAAGACGAATCGACACCTTCGCCAGTTTTGAGTTTTTTTTGCGCTAATTTTTTGCCACAATCATGCTCCAGGCAATGAAAGCAAGCTGATGGTAGGTTATGATTACCATCTAATATTTATTCTTAAATAAGATGAGTATAGCATGACCCTAAATAATAAAAACCTTGACATTCAAGCGCTAAGGGCGGTAGCCATAATAATGGTTATTCTACAACATTATAGAAATAGATTACCTTCGCCAGATTGGTATTTGAGCAGTTTTAATTACGTTAATTATTGGGCTGGAGTTGATATATTTTTGGCTATATCTGGATATTTGATGGCTAAAAGCTTAACTGGGGAAATAAAAAAAACCGGCAGAACAACTAAAACATTTTTATTATTTTTATCTAAAAGAATATTTAGGCTAGCCCCATGCTTACTTGTATGGGGCACCATCTGTATAATAATCTCTTATTTTATGCAACCTTCTTGGGGTGTTTCACCTCTTAAATCATTCACTACGTTATATACATCCCTACTTGGTTATTCTAATATCCACTTCTATAGGTGCGCAGTAACAGCAAATGATTGTGACCAAATGAATGCGGTGACCTGGTCTCTATCTTTGGAATGGCAACTGTATGCTATAATTGCGGCAATCATGCTGCTCTTTAACAGGAAAAATCTGACGATTATTTTCATATTCATAGTAGCTATTGCATCTTTCCTGCCAGTAACTCAAATGTACTATCAATCCATTGGTTGGTGGATTAGACCACAAGCATTCTTTCTGGGAGCAATTATATTCATAACTGGAAGCAAGTGTTATGTAAGCAATAAATGCACAAGACTATTTTTTATTATAGTTTGCATTTTTGTTTTACTCGTTGCCCCTCAGCACTTTAACTATAGATTGACATTACCTGCGATTGGTTTTGCTGGTGCATTATTATTTCTATGTTTTATTAGTGGTGGTGTGGTAGATAAAAAAGATAATCCAGCATATAAAATGCTGGACTGGATTGGGGATAGATCTTATAGCATTTATCTTTGCCATTTACCATTACTACATGTAACAAGGGAGGTTTTGAACAAACTCTCCCTTAATACCGTCATTTACGAAAACAAAGTTATATACTTCTTCGCTTTCATTCTTTTGCTAGTTGTCTTTTCTGATTTATCATATAGATATGTAGAAAAGAAATTTATAAGAACAGGGAGACTAATAATGAGTAAAAATATTTCACCACTATAATTCATCAATATATTCAGGGGGCAAAAACCTACCCTCTGAATATGTATACCCAACACCAACAACGCTATTGTCGTCAAGCTTTATACAGAGATAATCATCGTATTGTTTTCCATCGCCGTTCCATAATATAACGTTAATCACAACATCATTTTCTACCAATGCATATTTCATCATGCATACTCCCAGATAAGAACAATACCATTACCACCGGCGGCTCCGTTATATTGGGTGGCATTATTCACATATGCGTTAGCCCCACCGCCCCCAGCCCCGAAACCAGTCGGCAATACACCGATACCCGCTGAGCCGTGTGGATTACCACCCACACCTAATGGACTATTACCTCCGCCACCAGAGATGATAGAGCTAGTCGATATAGCCATGCCAATAGTTGGATTCTCTCCAGAGAGATTTAAAATATTACCTCCGGATGCTATAGGAATTCCTGGTGAGTTCTGAATAATAGGAGGTACCCCATTTCCTGAACCACCACCAAATCCACCGCCAGCGGTTATAGATCCGAAAGAAGATCCACCACCGTTTCCTCCATTACCGTTAACCCCACCAGCTCCACCAGCTCCAATGGTTACAGTATATGCTGAGTCTAAATTGGTGATACGGGATTTAGCGTAGGCGCCACCTCCCCCTCCACACCCAACTGCAACACTGGTAGAGTTAGTTGTACCAACCCCGCCCCCTCCTCCGCCTGCGCCTTGGACTTCAACAATAATGCTTTTCGTTCCTGGGGTTGGCGTATAAGTCCCGGATGTCGTTATTGTGCGAACACCAATAAGCCGTCCTGTTGCAGCCTGCTCTACCGCACTCGCTAATTGCGCAGAGAGCCCCGCAATATCACCATTATCTTTCACATCCTCACTGGTATTATCTGCGATAAACTGCCCCACAGCAGCCGCCATTGCCGTTCCTTGCCTCAGACCTTTGTTCACCTGAGCACTTGATGCCTTCCCCGATGTAAAGCCAGCAGATAGGACAGGTAATGATTCCCAGTCTGTCTGAGTTGTTACGTTAGCACCAGAGCCAGTTGCAAATGGTTTAAATTCATTTTTAGCCATCAGAGTAATTTCCCCCATGCTCCTACATCAAAACCACTGATGAATTCGTTATCCATATCAAAACCAAAAAATTTTGAACCTTCCGATGGAGTTTCCACCGAAGGTGTTTCAATGCCACCCGCCCACACACCGGCGGCTTTTACTGTGAGATACCCCTGTTTAATTGCCGCAATTAACTCACGCGATACATCTGAAATATCAGTATCAGGAAAGACCCAGACCGATATCGTCATGTCCTGGTTATCGACAATCTGCATTCGCAGCCCGGCTCCTGCTGTCGCCGTGTCAAGAATTGCCGGAAGCGAATCATTCCGTCCGTCCCAGTTATTAATCGCAATCTTCGCTTTAAGGATGACACGATAAGTTTCATCGCTGAGGTACATGTATCCGGAATCAGGATCGTATGGCCCCTGCCATACACCCTGATCATATCCAAGCCCGTCGGTATCCCAGCTGAAATAGATACCTGAGATAGGCTGGCTGACAACACGGCTACGCCCGATCCACAATCCCAGAATGTCAAGTTGCACACCAACGGCAGAGTCAATATCAAATGCAGTAATCAGCCCTCTGGTGGCAGCCGCAACATCAATAAGCGGCCGGGTCATCAGATCAACATGCGCAAGAAATTTAGGTTTGGTGGCGTGGTAGTTCGTGATTAGTTCGGTGTATTTGCTCATGACTCCACCGTTATAACGATATTTTCCGGGGTACAGGACGCAGATTCGTTATATCTGATATCAATGTTTGATGACGACAAAGCCCCCGGGGATTTCCCAATCGTCAGTTCCTGAATATCGTAATAGCGTGCATTACCGGTTTTAGCGTTGGCATTATCCGGTTGTTTCTGGAACGCAACACTGCGTGCCGTGATGATGTCGCCGCTGACCTTGTTGCGGATCACGATAACGTTATTCCCCCATGTGGCAGAAGACTGGCTCTGTGCGTTATACGCCAGCGACAATTTTTTATTTGTCGGTGATGTCTTCAGAAGGTTAACGGTAATCGTCCCGCTTTTATCTGCATGGAGACTGTGCATCACTTCGCCATCAGCACCGATGGTCATGGTGTTTTTAGGACCGCCCATCGCAACCACAATCCCCTCTTCAGAACTTGCAGAACCGTACCCGAGGTCAATCGAACCGGTCGGCCCGGTCAGCGTCGCAGTGACATCCATAAAAGAATAGGTAGACATTCACTTCCCCTTAGCGAACAACGTTAATCTGTACGTCAGCGTAATGAACCGCGCCTGCAAGTTTTATTGCAGCCTGAATCACCGGAGCCTTAAGGGCGCACATAGATCCCCTTCACCTTGTCTGCGGTAGCTCCCTGTGTGCATCCAACTGCCTTAGCAAGTGTTGTTTGAGAGATATTCAGTGACTCTCGATATTTTCGTAGGTTGCTCATATGCCCTCCATAGTAACCATGAAACAATAATACGATATGTACTTTTAGAATGCAAACAAAAAATACATCTTGTGCATGGATGGTTTTAGTACAGAGCGTAATAATAAGGGTATGAAAATGAAATGGTATGAACTGGCTAGATCCAGAATGAAAGAGCTCGGCATAACTCAAGAGAAGTTAGCTGAAGAGCTTGGTATGACGCAGGGTGGAATTGGTCACTGGTTGCGCGGATCTCGTCATCCATCTCTTGACGAGATTGGTGTGGTGTTTAAATACCTTGGTATTGATAACGTCTCATTCAACCACGACGGTACATTTTCACCTGTTGGCGAATACTCATCTGCCCCCGTTAAAAAACAATATGAGTACCCTGTTTTTTCTCATGTTCAGGCCGGGATGTTCTCGCCTGAGCTTAGAACCTTTACCAAAGGTGATGCGGAGAGATGGGTCAGCACAACCAAAAAAGCCAGTGATTGTGCGTTTTGGCTTGAAGTTGAAGGTAATTCCATGACCGCGCCAACAGGATCCAAGCCAAGCTTTCCTGACGGGATGTTAATTCTCGTTGACCCTGATCAGGCTGTTGAGCCAGGTGATTTCTGCATAGCCAGACTTGGTGGTGACGAGTTTACCTTTAAGAAACTGATCAGGGATAGCGGTCAGGTGTTCCTCCAGCCACTAAACCCGCAATATCCAATGATTCCATGCAATGATAGCTGTTCCGTAGTAGGGAAAGTTATCGCCAGCCAGTGGCCTGAAGAGACATTTAGTTAACAGCCTCACCACTCTAAAACACACAACAATAACCCGACCTTAGCGTCGGGTTTTCTTTTTCCAAAATATAAACCCATTAAATACAAAGCGTTATAAAAAACTAATTATATTTAGAACATTTTGTATTGACTCGATAAAGTACAAATCGTACTATTTAGCCATCAGCAGGACGCACTGACCACCATGAAGGTGATGCTCTTAAAAATTAAGCCCTGAAGAAGGGCAGCATTCAAAGCAGAAGGCTTTGGGGTGTGGTGAAGGGTTCATGGATGGGAATATGTCGCACGTAAAGCGGCGAGGCCTGCGGAACTATTGCCGAATTGAAGTCGGCCGAAGCAGGTCGAAATGGGTCTCCCACCTACCACACCACCAAAGCTAACTGACAGGAGAATCCAGATGGCAAAGCAATCAAAACCATCACCTACACCTGAACAGGTTCTAAAAGCATTCACTGACGCAGCAATGCAGAAAAACACCGTGGAAGAGCTTAAACAGGCGTTCGCCAAAGCGTGGAAGATGCTCGAAGGAACACCGGAGCAGCACAAAGCGCAGGACGTTTACAACATCAGACGAGACGAATTAGAAGGAGCGGCTGCTTAATGGCACATTCGATTACTGTAAGACTAAACAAACCCGCAAGAGAGTTTCAGGCCGGGGAAAATATCGGATTCAACATCCGTGCTGGCGTTCAGTATTACGATCGCCAGACAAAAAAGAAAGAATGGACAAACTACAGCGCCGTTGTATTTGCCAAGCCAGGAGCGCAAGCGGATTACTACCGTAGTGTTCTTGTTGAAGGTGGCATTGTGGAAATTACCGGAGAAAACATCAGGGTTGATGTTTATCAGGGGCAAAATGGTCAATCAATCACTCTTGAATTACTGAATGCAAAGATTGGATTTGCAACTTCAGGAAACAGCCAACAGCAGCAAAGTAGCAATCATCAAAATCATCCTGAATACGACGATTCAATTCCCTTCTAAAGTAGCAAAATAAGGATTCCATTATGCCAGCGCCTCTGTATGGTGCGGATGACCCGCGCCGCTGTTCCGGCAATTCCGTATCGGAGGTGCTGGATAAATTCAGAAAAAACTACGACCTGATAATGTCGCTACCGCAGGAAACGAAAGAGGAAAAGGAATTTCGTCATTGTATATGGCTTGCAGAGAAAGAAGAGCGCGAGCGAATTTACCAGACATCAATCCGACCATTCCGCAAAGCCACATATACCCACTTCCCTGAAATTGACCCGCGCCTGCGTAATTACCGCTCACGCTATGGCGCTATCAGTAATGACTGAGGAATTAACAATGAAAACAATGAAGCTAAACATCGACCTCGGAAAATACGTTATTACCGGAACCAAACACGACCTGATTCTTAGTGAAATAGGAATTATCAAAGAAGGTGAGAATGCAGGGAAAGAAACACTAAGTCGTATCGGTTATTACAGCAAGTTTGAGCATCTGGTTAAAGAGTTATGCAACCGTGAAATTCTGTTATCTCAGGCGCAGACGTTACAGGATATTCAGCAGCATATCGAGACTTTATGTGTGTCACTTAGCATGGCTATTGACCAGTTCGTGGAGAGTAAATCATGAGAGGACTTGCATACAATCCCGGCATTCTTCCGGCAGAAATGATTATTCGCCAACGCGTAAAGCCAATGCCATCGAGAGAGGAATTGCTTAAGAGAAATTCTTTTCCGTCAGTAAATCAAAACAAATATCTGAATGCGATGTTGCGGAGTGGGAAAAAATGAAACAAATGTCACTAATTGAGATGGATGGTTTTCTGAAAGATAAATGCATCCCAAGTGATTTAAAGGTTAACGAAACAAACGCTGAATATCTGGTGCGTAAATTTGCTGAAGCGGAGGCCAAGATTTCGGCTCTGTCCGAAGACCAGCAGAGAGCGATTGAGTCAATTAAGCAGGCTGATGCAGCTGTTAAGTTGGCACACGAGAAGTTTTCGGCGCTTGCGGCGGAGAATGCGGTAATGCTCGAAACTATTGAAGCCGTTCGCAGTGTTGCGGATAACTCCAGTGGAATTGCCGGATGGCATTTGAATGGCGATATCGCCACATGGGAAGAGATTCTTCCTGAAATTAACGATATCGAAACCCCAGCCACCGATGCTTTCCTGGCTGAAGTACGGGCGCAGGGGGTAGAGATGTACGCAGATAACCTCGACAACGTAGCAGACGACGCAGAACGAGGTGGTTTTGATTATGCCGTTAAGTTTCTACGCAGTGAAGCGTCTAGTGTACGTTTGTTCGCCGACCAGCTTCGCAAAGGAGGCAACCAGTGAGCAAGATTGACTATCAGGCACTGCGTGAGTTAGCAAAACAGGCAACACAGGGTGAATGGGTCGCATTTATTTCGCCGGGCAAATACGGCACGTACGCCGTACACACACCAGGTGATAATCATCACGGAGATATTGTCGACTGGCCAGGATTCGACGAACAGAAAAACGCAGAGAACAACGCTCGTTATATCGCAGCTTTCAACCCTGAAGTAGTGCTGGCACTGCTGGATGAACGGGAAAGAAACCAGCAATACATAAAACGCCGCGATCAGGAGAACGAGGAAATTGCGTTAACGGTAGGGAAGTTGCGCGTTGAGCTTGAGGCAGAAAAACAGCGGGCAAAGGATCTGTTTATGGAAAATGCTCGGCTTAAGTCAGGTATAGCCGGTCTGATACACCTCGGTATTCGATATGCAGATGTTGAGGTCATGAAAATTGCTGGAGATGCCCAGCTTTCTACCCCATGCACTGACAGCATCATAAACAGCATTGCAACAGGCATTCGCATCAAAGGAGAGTAATATGAGCAGGAATACGGGTTTGTAAAAGATAACGCTTGTGAAAATGCTGAATTTCGCGTCGTCTTCACAGCGATGCCAGAGTCTGTAGTGTCAGATGATGACCGTACTCAAACATCGGGTTGAGTATTATCTTACTGTTTCTTTACATAAACATTGCTGATACCGTTTAGCTGAAACGACATACATTGCAAGGAGTTTATAAATGAGTATCAATGAGTTAGAGTCTGAGCAAAAAGATTGGGCGTTATCAATGTTGTGCAGATCCGGTGTCTTGTCTCCATGCAGACATCACGAAGGTGTTTATGTAGATGAAGGTATAGATATAGAGTCGGCATACAAATATTCCATGAAGGTTTATAAGTCTAATGAAGACAAATCCCCATTCTGCAATGTGCGAGAAATGACTGATACCGTGCAAAATTATTATCACGAGTACGGTGGAAACGATACTTGCCCTCTCTGTACAAAACATATAGATGATTAAACCAAATATTACATAACAATCCTCGCACTCGCGGGGATTTCTTTTATCTGAACTCGCTACGGCGAGTTTTGTTTTATGGAGACAAGAAATGTCAGATTTGGCTATGAAGGTTTTGAAATGGCAATCGACTAGCGATGTCAGTATCAGTAGCGCAACTCTTGCCTCAATCGCATGTGGACTGAAAAAGAATATCTATGGTCATCACTTCGGCGCTCCCCATGACGCAGCAGACTTTCGGCGATGCGTTGCACTTGTTGAGCAGATTCCAGAAATCAGAGATTCATTCAACAAGGTTGCAAAGCGCGTTCCGGCATTCAAAGGAATCCTCAACGAATGGGATTCCCTCGTTGCTCTGTTGAAGTCTGAAATGAAGATACACGGAAACAAAGCACCAGAGACTTACAGAAGAATCAGCGAGCTACGCAAGGACTAACCACCGCCTCACACTCGATGAGGCCTGTTCATTTCTCAAGATATCCAGACCTACCATTGCTGCATCAATGCGGCTTTTTATTGCCTGATTTGCAGGTTCAATTCCATATTCGGAGATAGCACTCATGCAACACGAACTACAACCTGATTCACTGGTTGATTTGAAATTCATCATGGCTGATACTGGCTTCGGTAAGACCTTCATCTATGACCGGATTAAGTCCGGCGACCTGCCTAAAGCCAAAGTTATCCACGGACGAGCAAGATGGTTATATCGTGACCATTGTGAATTCAAAAATAAGCTCTTAAGCCGCGCCAATGGGTAA